TGGGCTGGTCCCGATTTAACACCGGAGCAGGAAATAGTTATTCAGAGCGGTGAAGCAATAATTAAAGATTTAATTAAGTTCCCCGCCGCCGATGTTGCCCCGGTGCGGAGCGGACGGTGGATTGAAGAGGATGGCATACAGATTTGCTCAGAATGCGGCGAAGAACATGACTGGGAAAATTACAGAGCGCCGTACTGCGATACCTGCGGAGCAAAGATGAACAAGGAGGAAAGCTAATGGCAAAGTGGGAAGAAATGCGCTTTAATATCCTGCGCGATTATTACATAGCAGCACAAAGGCGGCTTAAATGGGCGGCGAAGAATAACCGCCCGTGGAAAGAAATCGAGGACAAAAGTTACGTGGTCGCTGCCCTTAAATGGGCGGAGGAACGGGCCGCAAAGGCGGTAAAGGAGGACGCATGAAAATCAACATCAACATAGGGAAAACGTGGACGCCCTTTGCCAAGGTTGAAAAAGGAGAGGTTTTTGGCATTGGCGACGCTGTATATATGCGACTGACAGATGTGAGGCAAGAGGTATACTATAACGCTTGGAGCTTTGCAGCTAACGGATTGGCACACATCGACGGAAACGAAAAAGTTAAAATACCCCAAAGGGCAACGCTGGAGGTAACGCTATGACACAGTACGCGGATGCAGACGAACTGCTTGCAATGTACACATTTGATGAAAATGATAATGAACTGAAAGAGCTAAACGAGCGCGGCCACGTGCCGCTGCCCGTGATACGCGAAAATATCAAGGATTGCATAGTACCGGACGTGGAAAAGAAGCTGCGCGAGAACGATGTACTTGCGGGAGTGCTATATATAATGGGTAAGGCTACAAACGTTGTAACCGAGCCAGAACTCAAAAAACTTGTTACGGGGCTAACGGGGAAAGGTGAAGAATTCTACAAGGCGGTTGACGACTTTGTCGCAAATGAATGCGAAAAGAGACGCTTGGAGATGGAGGCAGAAAAATGAAACGAGCAATAGCGATGGCAATGTTAGCCCTGCTAATCATATCTGCGTGCGGATGCGTAGACGGAGAATGATTATGGGCGAAGTAAAAAACTACCCACCTTATTTGGATTACCCAAAGCCGCACAAGGCGAAGACTAACGCTGACCGCATCCGGGCGATGAGCGACGGGGAATTGGCAAATCTTTTAACCGACATTCCAAATAATGAAGGGTGCTATCAGACAATCGCTGACTGGCTTCAGCAACCATGGGAGAAAGATTATGAAAAAGATACGGACGATAGATGACATCATCGATGCGGATTGGGAGGATATCAAGTGGTGGCGCGAGCAAGGCGCGAATCTTGACCAAGTGGGCGAGCTGTACGGCATAACGGGCGGCGCGCTGGCAAGGTATGCAAGGCTGGCGGGCGTGGATATACCACGGCGCACAGATTATAACCCGTTGCCGTCCATAGAGGATATACAGCGTTTGCGCAGCGAAGGGGTAAAATGGGCTGACATAGCCGCGAAGTATCATGTATCGCGCGACCGACTACACAGCTACGCGCAAGAGCATGGCATAGATACGCGCTTGGTGCGCAAGCCCACACTGACACCAGTGGACTGGGATGACGTGAGCAAGCAGCGCGAGGCGGGCAAGACATGGGGCGATATCGCAGAGCCGTATGGCATAAGTGGCCCGACGCTGCAAAAGCGTGCGGGCAGGCGCGGCATTGCCATTAGCCCCAGCAGGTACGACAGGTTAAATGCCATGCTTGACCCTGACTGGCCAGGCTGGCAAGACGTGAAGCAGATGCGCGAGCAGGGGGGGGAATGGACGGATATTGCCGAGCATATCGGCGTGACTACCGTGACCTTGCGCAGGATGATGGCGCACTTGGCGCTTCGCGCGCCGACAGGCGATGCGCATAAGTATTATGACGGCGCAAGCCCCTGCGAGAAAACCCTATACTCCCAGACACTGTGCTGGTCTTGCGCCAATGCTGTGCCGGACAAGTCGGGCAAGCGCGGGTGCGCATGGAGCAGGAGCTTTAAGCCCGTCAAGGGTTGGGACGCGGACGAGACGCGGCTATACAGCGACAAGCCGACGCAATCGTACCATGTGCGGCAGTGCCCTGAATTTGTGCGGGGATAGACGATGATGCCGCGGCGGGAGGGGGTATCAAAATCCCTACGCCGAGGCGGCCCGTACCGCGGGCCCCCCAACGGGACAAAAAAATTTCGATTTTTGTGAAAAATTAGGTGAGGCATTAGGATGGATATAAGCGCTAACGAAAAGAGACAAAACGACCGCGCGGCAGTAAGGCGGCTGCTGATGTACTGGGGCAATGCAGAGCGCACGCGCACGGACAAGGAGCGGCAGCTTGTGACGGTGGACGAAGAGATTGAAAGCCAGTATGACCTCCACCCGCAAAGGCTAACGGGTATGCCGCACGGGAGCGGGGTATCTGATACCACATACAATGCGGCGCTAAAGGCAACGCGCGAGATAAAGCGGCTTGAGCGCAAAAAGCAGCGCCTTGAAACCGAGTTGCAAGAGCTTAATTATCACGCGAACATGATAGAGTTTGAGGTAATGTGTCTGCCGCCGCTGGAGTGCGAGGTGATAAAACTGCGGTATGTGGAGTATGGCGTGGCGAAGAGTGGCTACTGGGAAAAGGTGGCACAGCGGATGCACGTATCGCAGGATTGGGCAAAGGCTTTAGAACGGCACGGCGTGGAGCGGCTTATAAATCGCATTGCCCCATAAAAGTCAACACGATACAACACGATTTATATGCTATACTGATATCATCAGAAAAGGGCTTCCGCGAGGGAGCCTTTTTGCATAGGGGGAAGGAATGGGCAGCTTTAAGGAGAAAATGGCGCTTGGCGACCAGATGGAAATGACGGGCGAATATGCCGCATTCGTTGAAAAATTCAAGCCGAAGAAAACAACGGATGAGTGCTACACGCCCGATAACGTATATGCCGCCGTCCATGATTGGGCGGTTAAAGAATACAGCTTGGAGGGGGCGCGGATTATACGCCCGTTTTACCCCGGCGGGGATTACAAGAAAGAGGATTACAGCGGGAATTGTGCGGTGATAGACAACCCGCCCTTTTTAATTTTGGCCGAGATTTGCCGCTGGTATAATCAGCGCGGAACACGCTTTTTTCTTTTCGGGCCCGCAAAAACGATTTTTACAGGCAGCGGCTCTGACGGTATAAATTATGTCATATGCGGGCTATCGATAATGTACGATAACGGCGCGAGCGTAGACACGAGCTTTGTCACAAACATGGGGCAATATAAAATTATGGTTGCGCCCGACTTGTATGAAGCAATAAAAGCGGCCGATGATGAAAACCGCAAGGAGGTTACAAAGTCGTTGCCGAAATACGATTACCCCGACCACGTTCTGACGGCGGCGAGGATCCAGCGCATTGCAAAATACGGGCAGTCATTAAGGATACGCGCCGAGGATTGCGCCTTTATCCGCGCTTTGGATAGTCAAAGGGGCGCGGGGAAGGCGGTTTTCGGCGGCGGTTTTCTTTTGTCGGAGAAAGCAGCAGCGGAGAAAGCAGCAGCGGAGAAAGCGGCAGCAGAGAAAGCGGCAGCAGAGAAAGCAGGGGCAAAAACATGGGAGCTATCGGAGAGGGAGAAGGAAATAATAAGGCGGCTTGGGTGACGTGGATACACACACCCGCCACCTGCAAGGAGTGCAAGCACTATGACAAAAACAAACGGCGGTGCGGCGTAAAGGAATGCCCGTATCCGGCACGGAGGGGGCGGCGATAATATGGCGCAGAAACCGGCGCACTTCTGCACATGGCCTAACTGCAACAATGTCACGACCGACAAATATTGCATCGAGCACCGCGAAGCGGGCGAAGCAGCGGAGCGGGAGAAAAAGCTTGAACAGCTGCGCAGGCGCGACGGCAGGCGCGGCACGTCGCGGGAACGCGGGTACGATGCACGCTGGGACAGATATTCGAAGTGGTTTTTATCCCGACCGGAGAACCAGCTTTGCGCCCTGCGGCTGGATGATGGCTGCGCGATTGTAGCGCAATGCGTTGACCACATTGACCCGCCGAATGGCGCGAACGACCCGAAATTCTGGGATACAGCCAACCATCAACCTGCGTGTATACATTGCAACAGCGTAAAGGGACATAAAAAGTTGAAGGGAGTATATGGGATAAATGGATAGCCAGATTGTGATGAGAAAGGTTGCGGAGCTGAAACCGTACAAGAACAACCCGCGCAAGAACGACAAGGCGGTTGACGCTGTAGCGGCAAGCATTAAGGCTTTTGGATTTAAGCAGCCCATAGTGATTGACATTAACGACGAGGTAATCGCGGGAGATACACGGCTAAAGGCGGCCAAGAAAAATGGGTTAGACGAAGTGCCGTGCGTAGTGGCAAGCGACCTAACGCCAGAACAGGTCAAGGCATACCGCCTTGCCGACAACAAGGTGGGCGAGCTTGCCGAATGGGATTGGAATTTGTTGCCCGCAGAGATGGACGGCCTGACGGGGTTTGACATGACGGAGTTCGGCTTCGACGAGATAGAGGCGGTGGACGTGGATTCATTGTTTGATTGCGGGGACGGCGGCAGTAATGAAAAAGAGCCTGTTAAATGTCCTAAGTGCGGATTTGTGTTTGAGGTATAGCATGAGGATATGTGCATACGTACAAGAACAATACGCAAAGACGGCATATAAGAAAGAGTGCTTAGATACGCGCCAGTTTGCCGGGCTAAAAGTGATAATAGACAGCTTGGAACGCACAGGGCATAGCGTAGAGTATGCCGGAATAGCCACGGTGCATGAATATGATATAGTGCTGGTTAGCCTTACAAGCGATTGCGACTGGTGGACATTTGTCCAGGAGCGTGTGAGATGGCGCAAAGGCAATTACAGGGTTATTGTCGGCGGGGCGGGCGTATTGCATGTTACGCCGTTCCTGCGCTGGTTCGACTTTGCCGTAATTGGACGCGGCGAACACATTATGACCCCGCTTATCGATGGCATAGAACGCGACGGCGGATACGACCATGAAAGCGTAATAGATGTTAGAACCTTTTCGCCCGACAAAATATATAGAGTGGCGCAAACGGATTGTATATACCCCCACCGGATACGGTTGACCGACAAGAAGGAATACATAGAACGGGCAATAGGGTGCAACCACAAATGCTTTTTTTGCGGCTATACATGGCAGCGAAAATTCATATCGCCCCTGGGCGATGTGTACAAAATGCCCGGCGGCTTGTTTGACGGCATGGAAGATAAGGAACGCGCCATGCTTGACATGATAAATGGGAAAGAGGAAATAGACTGGGCACATTTGCGTACAACGGCCATAGACGGATTCAGCGAGCGGTTGCGCAAAATGGTGAACAAACCCATAACACGAGAGAACCTGCGGCAATTTCTGAGCGCCATGCTTAATTATGGCGGCAAGCCACATCAAATCAAGTTTTTCAACATTTGCGGCTATCCGTCTGAAACGGAGGATGATTGGCGCGAGTTTGCCGAGGATATAAGACTTGCGGATGATATAGCGGAGAAACGCGAAAAACAATGGTCTATTGTACTGCATAACACGCCGTTCAGGGCAATGCCCGCCACGCCTATGGCGTGTGCGCCGATGGCAAAGCGTAACTTTAGAGGTGAAATATCCCGGACGATTGGGAATGGATTAAAAGGCAATCTGATATACCAAGGGAAATCTTTATGGTCAGTCGAGAGCAGCGGAACAGAGGGCTTGCCGACCGTCATGCTATCCGCGTTGGCGCACAGGGGAAGCGAGAACGATAGCGAAAACATAGAACGCCTGTGCCGTGCACCGAAGTTCTGGCGGGCAAGCAACGCGGAGAAAGAGGCCGTGTTAACTAAGCTGTTTGACATGGATAAACTTTTCGGCGGCTTTACCCCTGCGGACTTGCCGAGCCGATATCTGCGCACATACGCGCAAGTAGAAAGGCTATGGACACGCAAATATGAATAAAGCAATAAACGAACACAACGAAAAGATAGCAGAAGCCCGCGCGCGGATTGACAAGAGCACGGGCTGTGCACGCAGGGACGCGCAGAAGTATCTGAAAAGACTGCTGCGCGAGCGCAAGGAATACTATAGACACAAATAACGCGGAAAGGAGAACAGTATGCCGACCGGGAGAAAACCAACCCCATTGAAACTGGTGGACAACGCCAAGGCAAGGCACACAAAAGAAACGCTTGACGGGCGACAGAACGGCGAACCGGAAGGCTGTACCGATAAATTAACGCCGCCCAAAACCATATCAAGCGAGGCGAAAAAAGAGTGGAAACGCATAGTTAAGCTCTATCGCCAGCTTGACGCGAAGATAATCAATGACTTGGACATATCGACCCTTATGGCGTACTGCGAAAGCGTAGCAATATATCGCAGGGCGCAAGAGGAATACCAGAACCGCCCGCTGGTCTATATGAATGCGGACGGCAGACCCGCAGAAAACCCGTATATTACTATAATGCGGCGGGAGGGACAGAACATAGCGAAATACGCGGAGCAGTTGTGCCTGTCCCCGGTAGGCCGTGCAAGGATGGGAGTTGCAGCCGCCAAGAAGGAAGCAGAAAGCGACCCAATGGCGGCCTATCTGAACAAGTACGGTGGTTGACACAAAAAAAGCGCTTGCGGTTATAGAATTTGTGCAGGCGTTAAAGCATACGGGTGATTTTTACGGGAAACCTTTTGTGCTGCTGCCGTGGGAAATTGACGTTATAAATGCCGTATACGGCACAGTGAATGAGGACGGGAAGCGCCAATACCGGACGGGTTATTTGGAGATAGCCAAAAAGAACGGCAAAACCGAGCTTATAGCCGCACTCAGTCTTTACCATCTTGTGATGGATGCGGCGGGAGGCGAAATATATTGCGGCGCAGCCGATCGCAATCAAGCGTCCATAGCCTTTAACGCGGCAAAAAGCATGGTAGAACAGAGCAAGGTGCTATCAAAGATTATAAAAATCAAGGACAGCACGAAAGAGATGCTAAATCTCCGCACGCATACGCGCTTCAAGGTGCTTTCGGCGGAAGCGGCCACGAAGCACGGACTTAACCCGTCCGTGGTAATAATTGATGAGCTGCACGCGCACCCCAAGCGCGACTTGTGGGACGTGCTGACCTTCGGCACGGGCGCGGCGCGAGACGAACAGCTTATCTGGTGCATCACTACGGCGGGCGACGACCCCGACAGAAAAAGCGTTGGGTGGGAGCAGCATGACATAGCCACAAAAATTATAAGCGGCGAGCTTGTAGACCCGACATTTTATGCCAAGATATATACCGTGCCTGAAACGGCGGATATATATGATGAGACCAATTGGTACATGGCGAACCCCTCGCTTGGCGTGTCGATAAAAATAGAGAATGTCCGCAGCGAAGCATTAAAGGCGCGGAACAGCCCTGCGGCTGAGAAGCTTTTCCGCTGGCTGCGACTGAATCAATGGATATCGCTGAAACGCACGGGGTGGATGCCGATTACGCTATGGGACGATACCGAGGGCGACTGGCACAAATCCGATATGCTGGGGCGCGAGTGCTATGTAGGCATCGACCTATCAAGCACAACCGACCTTACGGGCGTGGCGGTGCTTTTCCCGCCGTTACCGGAGCAGACTGAATGGCGTTTTTTTGTTGATGCGTGGATACCGGAGGACAATATGCGCGAGCGCGAACAGCGTGACCATGTACCATTTGGCAGATGGGTTAAAGCGGAGCATATGCACGCAACGCCCGGCAACTGCGTCGATTATGCATACATAGCAAATTATCTTGATAAGCTGATGCTGGACTACAATGTAAAGTATATCGCCGCCGACCAATGGCGAATTGATTCCCTGCGCCCGCTGATGCAGCAGGAAGTAGCACAGCAGAAGGTTATAACCATACCCCAGACAATGGCGGGAATGTCCCCCGCCATGAAGGAGCTGGAGCGCCTGATGCTGGACGGCGAAATAACGCACGAGCATAACCCCTGCGGGCGGTGGACATTTGGCAACGTTGTGGTAGCGCAGGACGGCAACGAGAACATAAAGCCGATGAAAAACAAGAGCATCGAGCGAATTGACCCCATGTGCGCACTTATAGACGCAATGGCGGCGGCGGTCAAACTGGAACCCAAACGAAGCGTATACGAACAGCGCGGCTTGCGCGTAATATGAGGTAGGAATGAAAAAAATCAAGCTATTCGGGAAAATAATTGAGATACGCGCGGCAAGTGTAGAAAAACTGCCGCCTGTATCCAGCGATACGGCATGGCAGGATTACCTTATGGGCAATGGGGGCCCCATAAGCGCGGATACAGCATTACAGGTTGCGGCGGTTTTCAGGTGCGTCGACCTGATAAGTAAGACAATGGCGGCGCTCCCGCTGCATATGTACCGCGACCGTAACGACGGCAAGCAGAAGGCCAAAGACCATCCGCTATACAAGCTTACAAATATACTGCCAAACCCGACCACGACGGCGTATGAAATGATGCAGATGCTTGTGGCAAACATACTGCTGACACGCGGCGGGTATCTGCGTATAGTGCGCAACCGCAGCGGAGTAATAACGGCGCTTAAAAATCTGCCCACGGCAAACTGTTCGCAAGTCTATACCAACAGCCGCAACGGGGAGCAGTACATATACGCCACAGCGGACGGCATAACTGAAACGCTGCGGGATGGCGATTTTGTGTTTATACCGGGGTTTAGATTTGCAAGCCGAACGCCGGAAGACCCGATGGACATAGCGGCGAGCGTGCTGGGGCTTAACGACAGCATGACGAAGTACGCACAGCGCGGATTTAGCGGCACGTCGCCGGGCGGATATATAACATATCCCGGCGAATTGTCTGACAGCGCATATGAACGCTTTAAAGAGGACTTTAAGGCCAACTACGCAGGCGTGGAGAACGCGGGTAAATGGATGTTTTTAGAGAATGGCTCCACGGCGCAGCCGTGGGACAGGGATATGCAGAAAACGCAGCTGCTTGACAGCCGCAAGTGGGCGGTAACGGAAATATGCAGGATATTCGGTGTACCGCCGCATATGTGCATGGACTTGGAAAAGGCCACATTTAGCAATATCGAGCAGCAAAGCGCGGAATTTGTGCGCGACTGCATAAATCCGCTATCCGTGCGGATAGAACAAGCGCTTTACCGCGACCTGCTGACAACGGCAGAGCAACGCGAATACTACTACAAATTTAACACAAACGGCCTTCTGCGCGGCGACACCGCGTCGCGGACGAGCTACTATAATTCGATGCGGCAAAATGGCATCATGAGCGCGGACGATATACGCGAGCTTGAGGACATGAACCCGCTGCCTGACGGGCTGGGTAAGATATACTTTATCAACGGCAACATGCTGCCGTTGGAAAATGCGAAGCTTAACGCGCCAAAGAGCGCACAAGCGAAAGGAGATATAAAAGGTGCATAAATTTTGGGAGTTTAAGGCTCTCGGCAGTGCCGGAGAGCTTTTTTTGTACGGCGAAATAAGCGACACATCATGGTTTGGCGACGAAGTGACCCCCGCACAATTTCAGAAAGACCTTGCGGCGCTCGGCGACATATCCGCGCTTGACATCTACGTAAATAGCCCAGGCGGCGACATTTTTGCCGGATTTAGCGTATATAACATCCTGCGGCGGCATCGGGCAAAAAAGACTGTCCATGTGGACGGTCTTGCGGCTTCTGCCGCGTCCGTCATAGCAATGGCGGGCGACATCATAAAAATGCCGGAAAATGCTACGATGATGATACACAACGCGTGGACATATACCAGCGGGGGCGCGGAGGAATTGCGGCGAACCGCCGACGAGCTTGAGCGCCTTAACGGGCAGATTGCGGACATATACGCTGCCCGCACGGGCAAGGACAAAGACGAAATAGCGGCAATGATGAGCGCGGAAACGTGGATGAGCGGCGCGGAAGCCAAAGAGGCGGGCTTCGCGGATGAACTGATTGAGAATAAAAAAATAGCGGCGTGCGCAAACGCGGACAAGTATTTTGCCCGCTATAAGCATGCGCCCGATATAAATGAGCCTGATAATGGGGGAGAAATCCAGCCCACAACAGATACAACAAACGCAGCGCTGGCGGAACAGCGCAAAAGATTTAAGGCCATGAGATTAAAAATGTTGGAGGTATGAAATGGCGAAAGAAATTTATGAGATGATGCAGGAAAGGGCGAAGATAACCGCCCAGCTACGCGAGGTAATGAACCGCAATGACGCGGCGGAAATGAACGCGGACGACAAGGCGACGTATGACAGGCTTGAAAAAGAATTTGACAAGCTTAACGCAAGCATAACCCGCGAACAGAAGCAGCTTGAGCGCGAGCGGGCTGCCGGAGAAATCATCGAAAAGCAGCAGGATAATGCAAAGAACAAAGTGGGCGAAATGTTTGGCCGCGCCTTGAGGGGCGACCAGGGCGACATAGCCGCGTATCGCAACACCACGCAGACCCTTGGCACGAATGCCAACGCGGGCTATCTGACTGCCCCCGTTGAGTTTGTGAACAGGCTGATAGCCGGACTTAAAAACGATATGTTTATGCGCCAAATCTGTGATGTCGTCGGCCCGATCGGCAATGCGCAGAGCCTTGGCTATCCGACGCTTACTGCCGATGCGTCCGATATCGAGTGGACAACCGAGATTGCGGCAGCGCCCGAAGAAGCGACCATTGCCTTTGGCCGCAGGGAGTTCAAGCCTCAGCGCCTTGCGAAGCTGATAAAGATATCCCGAACCCTTATGCGGCACGCGCCCTCGCCTGACCAGACGGTGCTTGACAGGATACTCTACAAGGTCGAAGCCGCGCAGGAGAACGCCTATATGAACGGCGCGGGCACTAACGGCCCGCTCGGCGTTTTTGTTGCAAGCGCGAACGGAGTACCTGAAGCCCGCGACATTACGAGCGCCGCAACCGCAATAGCGGCGGACGACATGATAGAGACCAAGTACGCGGTAAAGGGTCAGTATATGCGCAATGCGTCCTGGGTGATGCACCGCGACCTGTGCAAGACGCTGGCCAAACTCAAGGACAGCGACGGTCAGTATATCTGGCAGCCGTCTGTGCAGATGGGCCAGCCCGACAGGCTGCTTGGCGCGCCCGTCTATATGAGCGAGTATGCGCCCAACACTTACACGGCGGGCAAGTATGCTGCGGTATACGGCGACTTTAGGACGGGCTACATGATTTGCGACGGCGACGGCCTGTATATACAGGTGCTCAACGAGTTGTACGCGCCGAATAACTCCATTGGTTATCTGGTCGAGTACTTCGGCGACGGCGCGCCCGTGGTAGGCGAAGCGTTTGCCCGCCTTAAAATTAAGGGCTCATAAGATGAACACGCGGGGCGTTTTGCCCCGCGTAAGAACGGAGGTTAGATATGGCGGCACAAATTTTGACGCAAACAATAATAAATGAGGCTGTAACGCTCGACGCGGCAAAGATGCATCTACGCATTAATCCCGACGATAACAGCGAGGATATGCTGATAATTTTGCCGCTTATCGCTGCGGCGCGGGAATACTGCGAAAACTATACGGGCCGCGCGTTTGCGCCGCAGAAAATAACCGCATTGACGGACGCGGCAGGAACAACTGAACTGCCGCGTTGCCCGGTAAAAAGTATTGACAGCGTGACGGTAGACGGCAAGGCCGTGGAGTATACGGCGGACATGCGGCGCGGAACGGTGACGGTCAACGAACCCAATGCGACTATTACATACACGGCGGGCGGGGATGTGCCGTTTATGGTACGGCAGGCAATGCTGCTGCTAATTGGGCATTGGTACGCCAATCGCGAGGCCGTTACAACCGCAAATACAAGCGAAGTTGACACGGCGGCGCAGGCCATGCTGCGGCAATACAAAGGCTGGTGGTTTTGATGGCGGCACGCGCAAACGCGGGTGAGATGCGAACAAAAATCACCATAAAAAACCCCGTATATACCATAAGGGACGGCTTCAGCCAAGAAGAATTTGTGAACGCATTTACGCGGCCTGTGTGGTGCAAGTGGGTTAACGCGCACGGCGCGGAGATATACCAGGCCGCTGAGCTGCATTTACGCGAACCCGCAACGATAACCATGCGCTATTCGCCGCTGGTGACGGTCAAAAGCCGCATATGGCGGGAGAGAGACACGGAGCCGTATGAGGTGATAAGCATCAACAACGTCAACGACCGCTGCGAATTTTTGGAAATTAAAGTACAAAGGGTGGTGACGGCATGACGATTGCGGAAATACTGCAAGACAAATACACCGTATGTCACCCGCCCTACATGGGCGACGCAGCCGAGTACGTGACCTATCAGCTTATAACCCAGACCGGAATGCTGTACGCGGACGACACAGAAACCGAAACGGCCGTAATGTACTCGATTGACTTGTATACAGCAAAAACCCCTTTTGCCGCAACCGTGAAAGATATAAAGCGGCGCCTGATGGCAGCGGGCTGGATATGTGCAGTCGAAGCAGAAATGCACGAGCAAGAGACGGGGCTGTATCACATAGCAATGACGGCAACGACAGAGGGCGAAATATATGGCTAAAGTAACTGTATCGGGCATAACAGAAACCACACTAAGCTTTGAGCGGCTGGCGGAAATGCCCGAAAGCGTGATAGACAATATGCTGAAAGCACAAGCCGACATTTTTGCGGAGCAAATCCGGGCAAACGCGATAAGCATGCTTATGGGGCCGTACTGGGAGGGCGCGGTGTCAGCATCCGTGACAATAAAGGCCCCGCAAAACGTCAAAGGCATGCGTACTGTATACATAACCTTTGAGGGGAAGCAGCACGGCAATAAGCTAACGGAAATTGCATATGTGAATGAGTACGGCAAAAGCGGGCAAGCGGCCCGGCCTTTTGTGAGAAGCGCAATTGAAACAAAAAAGGAAGCGGCTAACGAAAAAGCGGCCGCTGTTATGTACAGCTACGAAAAAAGTATAGGACTATAAAGAAAGGAACAAATAAAAATGGCACAATTTGGAGCACAGTATCCTTGCTTTGCACCTTTCAGCGGTGACGAACCTGCCGCCGCCCTGCCTACATATGGCGATAAAGTGGTGCTTGGCAAACTGGTAAGCGCAAATCTTACCATAAATCTTGCGTCTGGCGAACTATACGCGGATGATGAACTTGCCGAACAGGTAAGCGAATTTGCGTCCGGTACATTGGCGCTTGAAACCGATGATATGACAGACGACGTTGCGGCCGCAGTATACGGCGCGACTAAGGCGGCGACCCCAAGCACGGATAAATCCGTGACATACAGCAAGGCGGACTCGCAGCCGCTTGGCGGCCTTGCTTACTACAAAGTGCTTATGCGTAACGGCACGAAAATATATAAGGGGTACTACTATCCTAAGACCAAGGCGGCGTTGGGCAACGACAATGCACAGACGCGCGGCAATAATATAACCTTCGGCACGACCAGCACGACATTCACGATTTTCTCCTGCAATACTGGGGCGTGGAGAATAACTGAGGAATTAACCACCGAGGCGGAGGCCAAGACATGGGTGAACAAGAAGCTTGGTGAAGCTTCATAAGACGGAGGGGGCTCGCCCCCTCCTCCTTTGGTGAAGGAGGGGTATATGGCACAAATCACGATAAACGGGCAAAAATATGAATTGCTATATAACGGCGCGGCAATGTTTGCCGTGCATGACATATGCGGCGAAGTATCATTGACGGACGCAATACGCGCGGAAGGCGCGGAGGCGTTTGAAATAATTGCGCGAATTGGCGCGGAGCTTGCCAAGCAAGGGGAGCTTCTGCGGCGCTTTATGGGCGAGGACAAACGCCCGATACTGACAGCTGAGGAGATACTTGCGACTACAACGCCGATCGGTGCGATGCACTTGCGCACGGCGATTATGGCAGCAATAACAGAAGGCTATAAGCGAAGCACAGCCCAAGAAAACGGGGATATAGATTTGGGGCTGTTAGAGCTTAACAAAAAAAAAACAAGCCCGCGCTGATGCAGGCGCAATATCTATATCTTGCCAAGGCGGCAGGGTTGAGCGTTAAAGAGGCGATGATGCTGCGCGTAGGACTTGTCTTTGACATGATAGAACTAAAAATACCACGCGAAATTGACCCCGACGAAATTACGGGCTGAACGAGGAGAAAACGATGGCTACACGCACAATATCAACGCGGCTTGTTATAGACGGCGAAGCGGAATTTAAGAAGGCTATAACGTCGATAAACGCCGAGCTGCGCAAAATGGGGTCAGAACTGAAACTTGCAGAATCCAAATTTGCGGAGCAAGCGAATACAACGGAGGCGCTGGAAGCAAAGCTGAAAGCCCTGCAAAACGTATATGAAATACAAAAGAAAAAGACGCAGGAACTGACCAAGGCCCACGAAAATGCCCAAAAAGCACAGGAGACGTATGCTGGCAAGGTAGATAACCTGAAAGCCAAGCTTGACGCGGTGCGGAAGGAAATGGACGAGCTTAAGCAATCGTCCGACGGCACAGCGGACAGAATGACCGAACTGGCCGCCGAACAAAAAAAACTTAATGGGGAGCTTGATACCGCCCAAAGCAAATACGATATAGCAACGCGAAGCGTCAATAACTGGGAAGCGCAAATAAATCGCTCGAAGGCAACCGAGACCGAGCTGAATCGCCAGATAAGGGACACGAGCGAGTATCTGGACGAGGCAAAAAGGAGCGCGGACGGATGCGCGACAAGCATAGATGAATTTGGCAAAAAAACCAAGGAAGCGGGCGAAGGCGGCGCGGACGCAATGCAAGTCTTATCCGAAGCGATTGTCGCCGGAGGACTTGCAAAGGCAATAAAAGAAGTAGCCGATGCTATGGCGGATTGCGTCAAAGCGTCAATGGAATTTGAGACGGCTGTGACTGGCGTATATAAGACGGTCGAGGGAACACCGGAGCAGCTACAAAAAATTGCCGACGGCATAAAGCAGATGTCGATGGAGATACCCGCGAGCGCAAGTGAAATTGCGGGGGTTGCCGAAGCTGCCGGGCAGCTTGGCATAGCCACGAATGATATTCTATCATTTACGGAAACGATGGTGAATCTCGGTGCGGCTACCAACATGACCGCCGAGGAGGCAGCAACAGCCCTTGCGCAATTTGCAAATATTACAGGCATGACCGCCGACAATTACGGCCGGCTCGGCTCGACGATTGTGGCACTTGGCAATAATTTTGCCACAACTGAATCGCAAATAACGGAAATGTCAACGCGCATTGCGTCGGCGGGACGGCTTGCAGGATTGTCTGCGCCACAAATACTGGCGTTATCTGCTGCGATGTCGTCCGTTGGTATACAGGCTGAGGCGGGCGGCACGGCCATGACGCAAACGCTTAACGCGATAAGCACATTTGTGGCCAAGGGCGGAGCCGACCTTGAGAAGATTGCGCAGGTCGCAGGAATGACCGCACAAGAATTTGCCGCCGCGTGGAACGGCGACCCCATAACCGCGCTGACAGCATTTATTGACGGTGTAGCGCAGCTGGGCGAAAGCGGCGGAAATGCCATAAGCGTGCTGGACGAATTGGGCATGTCCGGTGTGCGCCAAAGTAACATGATACGCTCTCTGTCCCTCGCAAGCGATATGTTCAGCGAATCGATTGCGGTAGCGAATCAGGCGTGGGCAGAAAACACCGCGTTGACAGAGGAAGCCGAAAAGCGCTACGCCACAACCGAAAGCAAGGTGAAGATGCTTAAGAACTCTTTCGATGGGCTTAAGATTGCGGTGGGCGATGAGCTGAAGCCCGCACTTGACAAGATAGCGACAGCAGGAACTAAAGCCTTTGCATGGGCGACAGATTTTGTCAAAGAAAATCCGGGCGTCGTAAAAGCTCTAACGGGGATAGCGGCGGCGGCTGCCACGGTTACAACGGTATTTATAGGGTGGCAAGCAATAAGCAAGCTTTTGCCGGTACTGACAAGCATGATAAGCGCCTTTAACGCCGCACTTGCGGCGAACCCCGCCGGACTTATTGCCGTGGGAGTGTCTGCGCTTGTCGCGGCAATTGCCGCGCTTGCACTCACGGTGGAGGATACCACGGATATATATCAAGATTTTATCCGCGAGGTTGAAGAAAGCCGCACGGCCTACCAAGAGACCGTGGCGGCGATGGAAGAAGAACATTCCACGGCGCAGGAACTTGCGGCACAAATTGCGGTGCTTGCAGAAAAAGAGAACAAGACAGCTGTAGAAAAACAGCAGCTTATAGAGTTAACAAATCAGCTTAACGCCATTGTGCCGGACTTGGGGCTTGCATACGACAGCGTGACGGACAGTCTAAATATGACCGTCGAAGCCATGATGGAGCTAATAAAGGCCCAACAGGAGCATGACGAGCTTGTCGAAAAAGCAAAGCGTGCCATAGAAGTACAAAAACAGATAGCTGAAATCACGGAGCGTTTGGCCGCAGCAGAATCAGAGTTAACGGCAGCCAAAGAAGCGGCCACCAATGCGGACGACAAGCGCTCGCGCTTTGACCGCCGCCGCGAGCGCGAAGAAAACGCCCGCACTACGCGCATATATATGGCGCAGAAGGCGTATGACGACCTGACGGAGCAGCTTAAACTGCTGGAAGCCGAATACGATGAACTGACGGGTACAGCCAATACGGCTAATGATGCAATGACAAACACCGACGCAGCTACAACGGCTGCGAATCTCCACACAGTCGGTGAGGCACTGGGCAGTTTGTCAGAACAATATGCGAGCGCTCAGGCTGCGGCTTATGATAGCCTTTCATCTCAAATTGGAATGTTTGAGGAAGTCGGCGCGGTTGCGTCACGCTCCATAGATGATGTAACAAAGGCGTTCGATTCGCAAATTGAATACTTTACAGCATACGCAGATAATCTCGCCAAGGCGATGGAAATGGGGCTTGACGAGGGGCTCATAAAACAGTTGTCGGACGGCTCAGAGGAAAGCGCGGCCATCCTGCAAGGAATTGTAGAAGCGGGCGAAGAAAAGATCGCTGACCTTAATGAAAAATTCAAGGCTGTAGAAGAAAGCAAAAAAACTCTTGCCGACACGATGACGGAAGCGGAGCTAAATTTTAAGCAGCAGTGCGACCAGATAGTGCTTGACGCAGAGGCGATGGTAGCGGGGCTTGACCTCAGCGCGGCCGCATCGGAAGCGGGCGGCAAGACGGGGCAGGCGTACATAACTGCGCTTATGGATGCGCTCAGCGGATATATATCGGCATCTCTGCCGGATGTAAAATACCCATCTCGCGGCACGGTGGCAACACCGCGCGACGGCTCCAAAGGCAGCGCAAATACATATAACACAACCGTCAACGTAACATCGCCCAAACAGCTAAAGCCGAGCGAAATAGCACGTGAGCAAACAAAGGCATTGAGGTGGGTAACGCAAAATGCGAGATGAAATAATAACGTATATATCCCCAAAGGCACGAGTTGAGTTTTCGCAGCGGCGCGGGGTTACGCCGTACTGGCTCAATGATGCCGACGGCATAGACGGGCTTGAAAATGTCATATATACCGCCAAGGGCGTGGCGCAGGACGGCGAAAGCTTTGTAAGCCAAAATCTAAGCCCGCGCGAAATCACGATAACGGGACAGATACACACCGATTGGCGAGCAAACCGTGAGAATCTGCTGCGCCTTATAAATCCCAAAGAGGCGGGGCGGTTGATTTATGAATACGGCAGTATCAAGCGTTACATACCGTGCTACATACGCAACGCGCCACTTTTCGGGCGCGGCATAATGCCCGCGTATCAGATAACGTTCTTCTGTCCCTCCCCGTTTTGGCGGGAGGGCGAAGGTTCAGCCGAAAATTATACCGACCTTTTGACATGGGAAAATTTACTCGAGTGGCCTAATGACGAGCTGCAATTTTCAGCGTCCGGCTTTGAAATCGAAAAACGCACGAGCGAAACGCAAATAAACGTTGAAAACCACGGCGTAGTGGATACGGGCGTGACGATAGTTTTTAAGGCTTCCGCGGCGGTTGTGAACCCCGCCATAGAAAATCTTTTGACGGGTGAAAAGCTATCCCTAACATATACCATGCAGGACGGCGACGAGATACGCATATCCACGGGATATGGCGAAAAGGCGGCAACGCTGACGCGCGGAGGGGTAAAAAGCAATGTATTTAACGCGGTGGACGTGGATAGCACATGGATGCAGCTGCATCCGGGCGATAATCCGCTGACGTATAGCGCGGACGATACAAGCGGCCTCGCCGTGACAATCTACTACGATAGCTATTTTTTGGGGGTATAGCAATGCTATGGTATATATATGACCCCGATTTTAAGCGCATGGGAGCAATCGAAAAAATTACTACAATGCGCTGGACACGGCGATGGCACACAGCGGGGGCGTTTGAACTGGAAATGCCATACGACAAAAGCGTTTTTAATGAGCTGAAATGTGAAAACCTGATACGCCACGGAAACGAGGCCGGAATTATTGAATACGTCCGGCTAAGTACGGACGAAAGCGGCGAAAACATTGTATGCGGCGGCAGATTCCTTTTGGGCTACGCTGCACGGCGGCTGGTACTGGGCACAGTATCAATCGCCGCGCCGGCGGAAACCGTAATGACGCAGCTTGTAACCGACAGCATGACGGGCGGCGGCCGCGCTTTTGCGGGGCTTACCGTGGCGGCTACACAAGGACGCGGCACGGCGATGGACTACCAAGCCACAAACGCCAACCTTTTGGCGGAGATTGAAAGTATATCCATGCTTAGCGGGCTGGGCGTGACCATAGACACCGACGGCAGCGGCATGATCTTCAAGGTGCTGCAAGGAGTGGACAGGACAGCCGAGCAAAACACGAATCCCCGCGCGATTTTTTCGGCAGAATTTGAAAACGTGCTGGCACAGGAGTATGACATAGACACGGGCGACAGCGGCACGGTGGCAATAGTGGCAACCGACAAGGATAGCATTGTCGAAACTGTGGGCACGGCAACAGGGCGTCTGCGCCGCGAGATATATGTAGCCGCGTCGGGGCTGGACAAAGACGAAAACGGCAACGCGCTGAATGAGGCGCAAAAACGTGCCCTGATGCAGCAGCAAGGCAAGACGGCGCTTGCGAATGCGCCGATAAGCGAATCGTTTACCGCCGAAGTCAACCCCTACGGGAATTTGAAGTACAAGACGCACTACGACCTCGGCGATATTATTACGGTATCGTCAAAACGCTGGGGCGTACAGGTGGACGCAAGGATAACCGAAATCACAGAGGTATACGGCGCGGACGGCGAAACGCTTGAACTGACACTGGGATACCAGGAAAGCATCAAAAAAATCTTAGGGAGGCTAACCACATGAGTGAAAAATACTTCCCCTTCCCGTCTGTGGATGGGGACAGAAAATACGGCGTGAGCGACTGGGTGGGGTACTTTGCCCCACTTATCACCAACGGTGTTTTTAGCGGGGATGGCAAGCTTAAAGTAACCGCGGGGGCGGGACTGACGGTATCCGTGGCGGCGGGCGAAGCATGCATTAACGGTTATCGATATACCAACACGACGGCCAAGACGCTGACACTTGCAGCGGCGAACGCCTACTATGCCCGTATAGACCGCGTCATTGTACGCTGGGACAAGCAGGCGCGAACGATGACCGCGCAAGTGCTTACGGGCGAGCCGTCAAGCGCGCCTGTGGCGCCAAACCTTATCCGCACGGCTGTGGTATATGATATATGCCTTGCAACCGTGACTGTACCCGCAAATGCCGCGGCAGCGGGAACCATTACCGACACACGCGCGGACAAAGACGTATGCGGTACGGTATCCCTGCTACTACAGCTTGACGCGGACAGTATAACGCCCGCGCTGATAGGCGCGGAGCCCGCTAAGACCATTTTTACGGCAAAAACGGTCGCAAAGACTGACTGGGCGGGCGACCAAACATACACAAATTACCCATACCGTGCGGCGATACCTTTGGCGGGCGTAACGGCGGACATGCTCGCCGAGGTGATACTCGCGCCGGACAATGCTGCAAGCGGCGAATTTGCAGCGGTGAACAGCACCTATGACGGCGGCGTATATATATATTCCGCGTCTGCGCCAAGCGTCGCCATTACGATACCTACAATCATTGTGTGGGGGATAAATTGATGATAGGCAAGGTAAATTCAGCGGGCGGAATAAAACGGCTCGTGATGGCACAAGCTGAAAATTCGGCCGCGAGTGGGGATGTATATGTCACGCTAACGTGTGATTTTGACCCACTCGTAATTTTTGCGTATGGCTCATTTTACACTGTCGGGAAAAGTGAAGCAAAATGGCGATTGACCAAGGACGGCAACTGGACAAGCAGCAACACGGCGCACCACACGGCATCCGACATAACGGTAAGCGGACGAACGATTACTGCTGGGCCGTATAGAAGCAACGATAGCACGGGGGGCTATGGCTATGTCTTTGCCTTCGGCTTCCCGGACTAAAGGAGGGTAAAAATGTTTTTGCGGCGATTATTTTATGACTTAACGACGGGCGAAATGCTCAGCATGCGATTAACCTCCGGGGCGGCAATCGCCCCGAGCGTTGAGGTCGACGCGGAGGGGCTCGTGAACTGGGGTGTGGTCGAGTGGACTACGCCTGACCCAGCAACCGAGGCGGCGATGGCTTCGGCGGATGAAGATGGCAACCCCCGTGCGGTTACGGTAAAGGTGGACGCGAGCAGCACCCCGCCGAAACTGACATATACATATGCTCCCGTAGATGCGGGCGGCGTATCGGACATGCAGGCGGCTTTGAATCTTTTGGGCGTGGAGGTAGAGTGATATGGGCAAATGGACACAGGCTGCACAAAGGGTGCGCGAGGCAATGGATGTTGCGGGGGCACGGCTTGATGATGCAGCCGCCCTTGACGCTATGGCGATATACCCCGCATGGGGAGCAGATACCGCATACGCCATCGGTCAGCGCGTGCGCTACGGCGATAAATTGTATAAGTGCGCACAGGCGCACACTTCGCAGGGCGACTGGATGCCGAGCGCTACGCCCGCGCTCTGGGTGCGGGTGAGCATTGAAGAATGGCCGGAGTGGGTGCAGCCTACAGGCGCGCACGATGCTTACGCAAAGGGTGACAAAGTGACATATAAGGGCAAGCGATATATGAGCCTTATAGATGGCAATGCTTACTCGCCGGACGCTTATCCGGCAGGATGGGAGCTGAAATAAATGGCAGAAATGACCTACAATATCACCCTAACCGCCAACCACCAATCTTTGACCGCCGAATATCTCCCCCTTGCCGCTGAATCCGTACAGTACCTTACCGCAAAGGTGGTGTGTGAAACCGAGGACTGGGCGGGGCGCGAGATTAAGGCCATGTTTGGGCAGGGCTGCACGGTGCACGAAGTGTCCGTGACAGGCGGGGAGATAACCGCTAAGCAGCAGCTTAACCTTACAGCGGGCGACTGGCGCGTGTGGCTTGTGGGCAACTCCGCGCGGGACGGTGATGTAATCCCGCGCATTACCACAAACATTGCGCATATCAGCGTAGCCCCGACAGGCGGCACGGAAGGCAACCCATTCCCCACAATCCCGCCCACGGCGGAGGAACAGCTCCGCGCAGACATGGGCAATCTCGCCGACCTGACCACGGAGGACAAAAGCAGCCTTGTGGCGGCGATAAACGAGGCGGCAGCGAGCGGGGGCAGCAAAGATGCCGTGACCTACACCCCACAAACCCTGACGGAAGAACAGCAGACGCAGGCGCGGGAGAATATCGGGGCGTACACCAAACCCGCATCTGGCATACCCAAATCCGACCTTGCGCAGAGCGTGCAGACAAGCCTTGCAAAGGCCGATGCCGCTATATCCCTCGGCCTGACCGCCGCTACCCCCGGGCAGATAATCAAGGTCAAGGCCGTGCAGGACGGCAAGCCGACCGAATGGGAGGCGGTGGATATGCCAAGTGGAGGCGTAGAGTGGTATGAAGTTATTGACATGGAAACTGCGGAGAATGTGAACGATTTGATTATATCTACCGACAAAAACGGCAGGCCGATATCCGGGTATCACGCACTTGCGATGGTGCTGTGTTTTGAGATTCCGGCAGATAGCACGCAAACGTCAGCTGGCGGAAACATCTGGGTGTACCCGATGTCCGACAATTACCTGCCCAGTGGAATTCGTACTATAATAACCGTCGCTGGCTGGAAAACTATTACCAGAACTTTCAATTTTTTGTTTGCTGGTTCCAATCGTGTGATATTTATTTCGAGCGCAAGTAACGCGGTAACATTTAATGAAGATTATAATAATATTTTTAATGGTATTAGATTATATGTAAACGGTGCTAATGACCACTTGCCCACAGGAACGAAGATACGCTGCTTGGTTTTATCGAA